CCTCTGACTGTCACGTCCTGGAACTCAGCTGCTCCGGTGGTACGATCAATCCGCCATCCGCTTGATCCAGATACGAAGTTGTCAGACTGAATCGTACCTGATAACTTGGCTGATGTAATGGTCGCGTCCTTGATTTTCGCATAATCAATTGAGGCATTGGCGATGTAAGTACCAGTCAGTGGGTTACCAACGCCAAGGATGATGTTGCCGGCAGCATCCTTTATCGTCAAGTTCCTTGAGTCAATACGATCTGAGGTCAACGAACCAGTAGTGATTGTATCGGCATTGACGCTTTGAATCTTAGCAGCAGTGATGACGGCATCTTGGATCTGAGCCGTACCAGTGATGACAGCTGAGTTGGACACCAACTGAGAAGCACCGATCGTACCAGCCAAGATGTTGTTACCATCAACGATGAAGCTGCCTTTGCCATCAAGCAACTGGTCGTTGCCTTTGTAGACAGCCAGAACTTGAGACATACCAGAATAGGCATCAGTGATCGAAGTCGAAGTCTTGATCGTAGTTGATTCTTCGAAGTAGACATACAAGTTACCACCAGTCCAAGTAGCTGAACCAGCAACTACTGTCCACTCAGTGCCGATTGCAGCACCAACGTGGGTGCCGCCTGTCTTCGTGATCTTACCTGAAGTCCATAACACCTTATTGGATGCTTTATTGTAGCTCAACTTAACGCCGTCGTTACGGTAACCATTCAAGTCACTTGCTGATGTCGCGGTGGTAATGACTCGGTTTGCACTGGCGTTCAAATCAGAGTTGTCTTTGCTGAAGCTGTCGTATGCCGCGATCCGGTATGAGATCTTAATACCACGTGGCACCGGGGTACCATCTTTCAATGAAGTCAATGAGATCTGAGGGCCTGGGCCGTCATAGACCAAGTAGTTGTCATCTTTGTTGACGCCAAAGTCGCCAAGCGTAAGCCATACCTTGTAGCCCACGACGCCGGTAGATGGCACAACATTGACTACGACTTGATCCAGCAATGCCAGTTCGGTGAAACTAGGCGCCGCCGGAGCTGCATTGGTGAAGGTCTTGGTGTTACCAGCTGACAATCTCTGGAACGTGTTGACGACGTTGACTTTGATCTTCAGAACTCTGGAACCAGTGCCAGTTGTGCCGGTGTCCTTGATGTTGTCACTCAAGGCATACACAAACGAGTTCATCGAGGCCGGAACGATCTCAGTACGCAAGACGCTGTCATCTGCTCGCATGACTGTGACTTTGTAACCAGCAATCGTGGAGCCAAGCAAGTTCTGGTTAGGATCAGTCCACTCGATCTTCAGATCAGGTGTATCAAAGCTGAGTCCACCACCAACAACCTGAAGATCGGTAACAGCAACCAGAACGCTGTCAGGTGTTGGGTTCTCCAAGTCAACGAAGTAATCCTGACTTGCAGGCAATGACTGACGACCAGTGATTGAGTTGGCATAGACTGTGATTCTGTAAGTACCTGAAGTGTCACACAGAATACTGACTTGTGGTTGTTGAACAGTACCAAGGTCAACCAAAGGACCAGCATCCTTCGAGTAGTAGGCATGATAACTGGTGATCATGTCAGTAGCTGAGGGCTGCCAACCCACATCCAAGTAACGACGAACCGAACCTTCAGGTGTCAAGTAGCTTCGTTCCTGGAACTTGATGTTCAGAGGCGGAGTAACGATGCGTTGATCCGAAGGTTGAATGAACACCGGAGGAGCAACCGAGATACCAGATTCGACACGTTGCCACTTGCCAGCATCATACTGACTTGCGGTAATGGTATAGATGCCTGATGAGTCTTCCTTGATGCTGTTGATTCTGAACGGACGAGGATTGACTGTACCAACGACAATCCAAATCGCACCAGCAGTCGCAGTAGGTGTACCAGTGACAGTCAACGTTGATGTGGTCTGGTTCAAAGACGTGATCGGGTACGAGTCCAATGATGTGCCATCAGCTTTGTAAGTCTTCAAAGTCCAAGTGCCAGTACCAATAGTCACTGGCTTGTCGAGGACGACAGTCGAACCTGAAGTACTGATGACGCGGCCTTCTTGCACAACACCAGAGTAGTACTCGTCCATGATGTCAATGACTTCACCAAGTTGTAGGAACGAGTTGTCGAGCGTAACCTTAAACTCAACCACGTCAGTCGAGTATTTGCTGGTATCAAGAGCCCACTTGGCCGCACGTCTGGCTTGTCCTTCAGTGGTGCAACCAGGAGCCTGAAGTTGAAGCAGCTTTTCTTTGTCGGCAGCGATGTCATCGGGGTAGTCTTCACGAACCACAGTTTCTAAGTTGTTGTTCTCTGGGTCCTTGTAAGTGACTTGAACGGCGTTGTACTGAGTAGAAGACGAAGCTGATGTGTACTTAAACTCACCATCTACGACGTTGCTGTTCGTGATCAGGTTAGTGACCGCTGTGGGTCTGTCTTGAATCAAGGTGACCATGGCATTCGACGTGGCCACCACAGCATTGAAACTCGATGCGAGACCTTGAATCACGTTCCATGCTTGTCCAGATGCGAAGATCTGGTCATTGAAGCGGAAGCGAGGTTCGAACGTACCAGTGCCCTTACCGTCGTTCACCAATTGGTCGTTGTAGACAGCGGCATCATAGAAGCTGTAAACGTCGATCAGTGATTCGTCGATGAAGTCACCACAACCATAACGCTCGTTGGTCAGCAAGTCATAAACGTGCCAGGCAGGGTTATCGGTGAACTGCTTGGTCGTTGAGAAAGTACCATCCCAAGGACCAGTGTACGCGCGAGTCACTGGGTTGTAGTTCGATGGCACTTTGACCAAGATGCCTTCTACGTCGTAAGCTCGCAAAGGAATACTGTTACCAGTAGAGTCAGCACCAGCAGTGACGCCAACATACGCGGTGTACGGATAGGTTGATTGAACATCACTGATGACAGTGTAGCTCGACCAGTACAGGTCGTTCTGCAATGTCTGAGAAGTTGAATCGGGAGTGATTCTCTGTACCTTGATGTCCCACAAACCAGGAGTTGATGGCTTGTCGATTCGATAGCTGAAGTAGTAAGGACTGACGCACTTACCAGTGATGGTCTCATCACGTACCAATTCCCAAGTAGCCGCACCATGAGGCTTTCTGTAGATCTGGAACTGAACACTGGTTGGGTTAGTGTCACCAGACTTGAGGTCAGTAGTGCTTAGAACAGGAATGTAGAACGTAAGTCTTGCACCACTTGATGCACCACTGATGTTGGACACCACTGCTTGACCGCCCATGGCAGCAATCGTCACCTTGCCCGGTGCAGCATTTTCGGATTCAGATGCACTGAAACCTGACATTGCTTCTTGAACAGGCAAACCATTTCTGAACTGCAACTCGGCATTGGTGAAGTTGAAAGTTCCATCTTCGTTTTGCAAGTTGGTGCCGTTCAGGAACACGCCTTTGGCACCACCAACCACGCCTTTGATCTCGCCCTCAGAGATGATCTCTTGGAAGCGAACGACTTGACGACTGCGAAGTGTGTTCGGTGCCTCGACAGGAGTACGCGACGACTTCTTACCACCACCGCCGTTGTGAACACGGATCTTGTCAGCGATGTACGAGTGATACTCCGTGACTTCGAAGTTATAGACGAAGTCGTACTCGGGCCCGTCTTTAATGTCAGTGATGCGCCATTGCTGATTGTACTCGCCAGCCAGGACGTCACCAACATTCAATTCCCTAGCTTCTACGTAGTTAGTCGGGACATCAGTTTTGATTGAACTACGGTCTTTCTGCCACACCCAGTGGTTAGCCGTTAACGTCAATGTGCCGTACTTGGCGGCAACTGGCTCACCATCTGCATTGATGCTGGCTTCTTCAACCAGATAAGTGATGATCAGCAAAGGTGACTCTAGGTGTACTTCTGACCATGAGTGCGAGTTGATGCTTTCGACTTGGCCGATCTTTACTTCACCCGTCTGGTCATCGAATGCATACACCAGATCACCAGCTTTGATGTCTTCGATGTTTCTGTAACCATTCAGCGTGTTGATCTTGGTACCAGCTGGGAAGCAGCCACCACCACCGCTGAACTCGATGAGGTCGGTAGTTACGTGGTTCAGGTTATTTGTTGCTTTCATGTTAGAAGTTTTCACTGGTTACACCAACTGAGATAATGACTGTAGATGAACGAGCGCAACGACCATAGATCAAAGGCACAGGAACACCTGGTGTATTTACGTTCTGAACACCTGAGAAGTACCACGATGAGTTTGAGTCAGTTTCATCTCTTTGCGCATTGGCTTGTGGTTTCTTCGCCAACATGCCAGCAACACCACCGAGTGCCAAACCAGCACCAAGCTGGATAAGCCAGGTCTGACCGAAGTAGTAACCAACGGCCATCATGATGACTCCGACCACAACACGAAGAACGTCAGAACTGAACTCAAGAGTAGGTTCAAAGTACAACTCGGTGACATTGCCTAACTTGAAGTGGACTTCCTCGTTTCCGGTGTCGGTAGTTGACTCAGGAGACTTGCGAGTGATGATCCAGTTGTTGCTTCGGATGTACTTGTCCATCTTTTGGCCAAAGCGATGCTTCAGGCCTTTGCATAGAAGAAAGATGGTATCACCTACCAGATCAACGTAATCAGCGTTGAACTCTCGCTTCATCTGTCCTTCGAAGTAAATTCGTCTTTTCATTTCAACCTCACAAATCGGTCAATGCTGCCGTGCTTAAACCACACTGCTAATCTATCTATTCTGGGAAGTCCACCAATCAAGTGATGTGCGACTTTGCCATCACCAATGTAAACCCCGACGTGGTTAACTACTTGACTTTGAATCCTGAAGAACACAACATCACCTGCTTGTAAGTCAGTCATCGAGTAGGGCAAGTCTTCAAAGCCCCAGTTCTTGTACTCTTCGATGAAGTAGTTCTTTGGGTTATCGCCAAAGCTCCATCCTGGTTCACGCGCAAACAAAGGCAGCTTGTGCTTCTTGTTGATGTAGTACCAGTCAGCGACAAAGCTCAGGCAGTCCTGAATGCCATGAATGAACTCGCGCTGCATCAAGTCGGGTCTGTGGTCGTAGTCACCCCACCATACCGGCTGTTCACAGTTCTGCCCATCAGTAACCACGATACCGCATTCGAGATCAAGTCTGATCTGTGTATCGAGGTCGATGTAACTTGGTGTTCGTGAGTCGTACTCGAGGTTCGGTTTCAGAACATGACTATGAATCAATGCTCGTTTGTCCTTGATCTTCCTGATCTCTGCGTTGTCGAAGACGCAGTCGTTGTCATTTGTGGCGATGTTGGTCAATGGAACGAAAGTACCATCCATCCGAACGACACCACCAGCTTCACGAGGATAAGCCTTAGTGATGTGATCGACGACATCGTGCCAGTTGGTAATGTAGTTGGTTGCGGTGTACATCATCTAGTTATCGGATAGCTGTCAAACCAATGCCCGGGAATCCTTCGATTCCTCTTGATTTGTCACGAAGCACTTGTCTTCTGGGCAATGACATGCTTTGGAAGTCCATCGGACTTGCCAATGTGAACTCGATGGCATCGCGAGTGTGTGATGTCTTTTGTTCGATGAAGTATAGCTCGACTGGCAAATGCTGAGTAGGATCAGGCGTCAGACCAGAGTCCAAGTAACGACCCAGAGTTCGGATGCGTTGAACCTTCATACCGGTCATGTTCTTGTATTGCTGCAAGTACGGCACAATGAACTGGTTGGCATTACCAAGAGCCAATGTTGGTCTTGGTGGAGCCGAGGTAGTAGACGTGACAGCGAAGCCGTTGGCAACCATTGGGACTGGCAAATAGATTTGACCGCCAAAGCTGATGTTCGTCGTGCCGTTTGGGCCTGAGTTCGGCGTCAAGTACAAAGTTGACATCACCTGTCTGGGATCACTGATGATGAACAGCTCTATGTACTCACCAATGTCTGGTTGTTTGACTTGTTGTTGAATTGTCATTATTACACTCCAAGGTCAAAGACTTGACGCAAGTTCACAGTGATGGTCCACAAGTTACCAGCCTTTGGCGTCATCGTCCATCCATCAACGGTGATGAACTTCTTGATAGTGCCATCGGTTGGGCTTGCCCATCGCAAGTAGCTGACGCCCTTTGCCAATGTCAATGTTGCATCAATGCCATCTTTCTCGTTGTTTGTGATGTTGTCCCAGGTAACTTGCCATTCCTCACGAACTGAGTTGATACCAAGGCTGAAACGTGCCGAGTATCCGTTGTTGAACATGACCTCCGTCACGTTGGTCTTCTTTGCCAGACTTGTTGCCTGGCTGATCTTTGCAACTGATGGCAAATCCATGTTATCCCCTTATCTCTTTACTGAACCAAGTGCATTACCAGGACGCATCAAGTCCTGAATAGTGCCGTAAGTAACACCACGAGCGATGTCGCCGATGTGTTTAGCCAATTGCTGAGCTCTTTCCTCGGAGTCAACACTCTGAACGTTGACTGTGATTTGTGGTGAAACTTGAACAATCTGGCTCGTGCCACCGCCACCCGATGACTTGACTCCCAACTTACCATCGGCACCACGAGTCAGTGGCATAATGGCTTCTGGTCCTGCTTCGCCCATGATGCCCATCTTGCCACCAGACATTGCAAAAGCAGTGGGGCTCGCAACCACACCACCATCAGCAAACATCTGAACACCACCACTGAATGCACCGCCATTGGCAAAGCCCAAAGCAGACATGGCAGCAGTAGCAGCAGCCACCAGTGCTCGTTGTGCCATGATCTTTGCGAAGTCAGCCAAGACACTAGCCAACAAGTCCTTCATACTGCCTTTACCAGTCACAACCATGTCAGCGATGCCTTGAGTCATTGAGTCCAAGGCACCTTTGCTTGCTTGCTTCATGTCCTCATAAACGCTAGTAACCGAGTCCTTGTAGTCCTTGATGCCATCAACCATGCCTTGGA